TTTTGGAATCCTACTGGCTGCCTGCTTTCTATTCTCCGGTCGGCATGTATTCATGGGAAAGTATGGTTCAGGAGTGGCTTGAGTGGTGGGACGTTAAGACGCAAAGAGTAAAAGACATTGAGGCTTACCGGACTTTTAGAAATACCGTTGAGGGTGTTCCCTGGGAAGAAAAAGGAGCCGCGCCTAAGTTTGAGCGCGTGGTTCAACATAGGCGAGCTATTTATTCAAGAAATCAAATACCGAATCAAAAAGCATTTATAGAAACCGGTTCCATAATTCTCATATTGACTCTTGCCGCTGATGTTCACAAAGACCGGATTGATGTTGAGATCAAAGGATGGTGCAGGGATGGCCGGAGCTATTCAATTGATTGGCTTCATTTAAACGGCATGACAGATGAATTATCAACAGTCAATTCTCCCTGGACAAAGTTATCAAAAATCATTGAGACGGGCACGTGGAAAGCAGACGATGGAAAAAAATATGGAATAACAATTTCTTTTATTGACGCTGGATACAATACAGATTTTGTTTATGATTTTTGCGCGCAATACTCAGAAGGGGTTTATCCGATTTTGGGACGTGATAGCCTGCCAACCAATAAGGCATATAAAAACACACTTTTTCTTGAGGGAAAAAACAAACTTGGCAATCCTTTTTATTCTCTGAATGTCACTCAATACAAAGACCGCTTAGCGTCTTGGCTGCGATCTGACTGGAAAGATGGCGAGTTGCAACCCGTAGGCTATCCAAGTTACCCCAGCGATTACGGAGACGATTATTTTCGTCAATATGAAGCTGAAGAAAAGATGACTAAAAAGAACGCAAAAACTAACCAGACACTAGGATTTTATTGGATTAAAAAACCTAACGCGGCGAACCATGCTTGGGATTGCGCTGTTTACAATATGGCGGCTCTCGACTTCTATGCGTTTAATATCTGCGTTCACACGCTAGGACATGAAGGGATTGTTTATGATGATTTTTGGAATTATATGATTGAATTAAATAAAAATGTTTGACATGATGATTTATATATATAATTCTAAAATTATACCTAAAACATAATATTATGACTGATTTTCTTTGCGAACAAATACCTGTAATAAAAACACAGATTACCGCCGTAAATGCGGCTGTGTTGTATCTGTTGAACAACCCCCACAAATCCTACCAACTAGATACGGGGCAAAGCTCGCAGAGAGTTACAAGAGACGATATTGACATGCTCAATAAACAGGTTGATATTTTAAGTAATCGACTTGTTGAATTAGAACTTCGTTGCAATGGCGGCGGAACTATTCAGGCTATTCCAGGAGAATCAGCTTACAGTGGGCTTTAAAGACAAAATCAAAAATATTTTCTCCAGCACAAAAACTAATCCCGCCACAACTGCATCTAAATCCCCGCAGCCACAAACTAACGCCCCTCTTTTTACCTCTGATTATCAAATCAATCCGGTTTTTGCCTCCAGCCTATTAAGCCATATTTTCGACGGTGAAAAATTCCCAGGTGGCTACACAGACCCATACTGCTATGAGTTTGTAGATTACTGGACATTGAGACAACGCTCTGTAGCTCTATTCACAAAAAATATTTATGCGGCTGGTCTAATTCGTCGATTAATCACAAATATAATCAATACAGGATTAACCCTAGAGGCTACTCCAGCTAATGAGGTTTTAGGATTTGATGATGATTTTGCAAACGATTGGTCTGAAAATACCGAGATTTTATATAGGCTCTGGAGCAATAATCCGAATTTGGTAGATTGGAAACGTCAAGAAACTGACGGAGCAATCCAAGCAACAGCAAAAAGGACGGCTTTGCTTTCCGGTGATTGCCTTGTAGTGCTAAGAACTTCCCGTGCAACTGGTCTGCCAGTGACTGAATTGATAGATGGGCGACACATTCAGACTCCGATAGATCAATCTATTATAAAAAATGCGCGTGACAATGGGCGAGAGATTAAGCACGGCGTTGAAATAGATAAAAATGGGCGCCATGTGGCGTTTTATGTCCGTCAAAAAACAGGCGCTGAAAAACAGTTTATCAGAATTCCAGCGAACGGCCCAAAATCAGGGCGTAAAATTGCCTGGTTGGTCTATGGCACAAAGCGACTTTTAGACGATGTTCGCGGAATGCCTTTGCTTGCTCTAGTTTTGCAATCACTCAATGAAATAGATAAATATCGAGACTCCGAACAAAGAGCGGCCGCGGTGAATGCTTTCTTGGCAATGTTTGTCAAAAAGACAGAAGACAAGCCAGGGACTAAACCTTTTTCTGGTGGAGCAGTAAGGCGTGAAACTGCAACGGTAACTGATGAAGACGGCGGCACGCGAGACTATAAGGCGGCAACTTTCTTGCCAGGAATGGTTATCGAGGAACTAGGCAAAGGTGAAGAGCCGATATCTTTTGATACTAAAAGACCGAATGTAAATTTCGCGGCTTTTGAAACAGCTATTGTGGCGGCTATCGCGTGGGCAAATGAAATCCCGCCAGAAACGCTACAGCTTCTTTATCAATCGAATTATTCAGCGTCGCGCATGGCGTCGTCTGAATTTACTATTTTTATTGATAGAGAGCGTAAGGACTTTGCTGATCAATTTTGCATCCCGCGTTATAAAGAATGGTTAGTTTCAATGGTTTTAACTAACCGAATACAAGCAGAAGGATTGCTGGAGGCTTGGCGAGATATAACCAAATTCCAGATTTATGAAGCTTGGTCTGATTCTGACTGGTCAGGAGCAATTAAGCCGCATGTTGACCCAGTAAAAGAGGTCAATGCCAAAACCAAAATGGTTGAAGAGGGTTTTATTACTCGAGATCGGGCGGCAAAAGAATTAAGTGGAATGAAATTTACGCGCATAGTCAAACAACTTTCAAGAGAAAATGAGTTATTACAAAATGCGCAAGCTTCAGTAGTTGACTCTGATCCCACGCAGCCGACCAATTTATCTAAATTTCAATTATCAAATATAATTGCCGACGCAATAGAAGAGAAACTAGAACAATTAAACCTAAATTAAGATGGCTGATAGAGCGTTTATAAATATTCCAGCGGACACATGGACTCTGGCCGCTTCTAATGTGACGGCTGGCCAGATTCATATCATAGAACCCACTAATAATGATTGGTATTATACTGTCAGAGACACAGGCAACCCCAAGCCAACAACGGAAGAGCCTGAAGTAAAAATATGGTTTCAAAGCGCCAGAATTCAATCTTCTATATCTATTGATGTTTATGTGTATTGTAAAAATAATGCGGGCGAAATAGCGGTGGATTTATAATGCAACAATGTATAAATAGAATCGGATGCGAACAACTCATAGGCACAGGAAAACCGGATATTCCAATACCTGTAGTTGATAATTTAACTGTTTCAGGCGATGGGCAAACCAACTTCACTTTATCACAAGTGCCGGCCAGTAATTCCGCTATATTTTTTGTTTTAAATGGACAATTACGCAAATACGGGACTGATTACACTGTAATAAATAAAACCCTTACATGGTTAGATATTGGTGGTTTGACTTTAAAAACAACCGATAGAATTAGTGTTTATTATAATATATTGAATGGGGGAACACCAATTTTGCCCGCCAATACATTGTTGGTTGCTGAATCTGGCACGGATTATAATAGTATTGCAACAGCTGTCAATGCGGCGAGTGATGGGGATGTTATCCTAATCTTTCCTGGTACATATATTGAATCACCAATATTAATAAACAAGCAAATTAGTTTAATTGGATTAGCCAGAACTAGTGTAATAATTGTAGCGGCTGATAACAATAATCCATTATTTACTATCACACAGCCTAGTGTCATATTAGATTTTATGGCAATTTCAGGCCCGACTAATGATTCCGCGATTGTGGACAGCAATGGAACCCCATTGTCGCAATTAACTAGATTAACAATTGCCAATAGTTTAATAGGGATTTATTCCACAGGGGCTAACTCCTCACCCTCTATGCTGGATATTGCCTTTTCCGCTTCCATAGGCACGGGATTTTATAGTGACGCGACAGGCAGCGGTGGCGGAGCATTAGTAAATTTGCAATCTCAGGCTAGTATTTCCGCGCAGGTTGACAGTGGATTTTTAATCGTGAATGCGGCGTATATTTTTGCGGGGGCAATAGGTATTTTTGTAAACGGCGGCTCTGTAGACCTAAGTAACATTGCAATACAAAATCAAACTACAGCCGCTTTACGAGCTGATAATAGTAGTGATGTAGTTGGCGTTAATGTGTTGATGACTAATTGCGTACAGGATATTGTCCAGTCTGACAGCGCGTCAACAATTCGCCTAACATCCTCACAACTCGATGTTTCTAATGTTACAATCAGTGATTGGGACAATGTTAAATTAGATTTTGACAACACTCAAAGCGGAGACGATAGTTATACAATAGCAAAAGAGCTGCATGTTGGAGTCCCTGAAAAAGGATATGAAAGTGTTTTTGGACAGGGTGATTCTTATGTTCGAGGGATGTTAGTCTATACTGAAACCCCTCTGAATGTTTTTGCTGATGTCAGTGCGGAGGCGCGGAGCGCAAGTGGATCAACTTTTACTTTTCCAGGTACGGCGGCGGACAATAGCATTTATGTCGCCTCTAGCCTGTTAAATGGCGGTGATTTTTTACAGCATTTTGGTATTAAAGCGGCGATTACTACGGCAGCAGTTTTGGGTGCGGGATCAATTGTTGCGGAATATTGGAATGGCGCGGCTTGGACTGAGTTTCATCATATGTCCACAGAGTCAGATGGCACCTATTACCCATACGCTGAAGCAATTTTTGAACGAACAGGCAGCGAGCAAATTAGATATAATTCGCAGATTTCTACAAATTGGACAAAAAATGATCCGGTCTCTTTGGGAACTGATTATTTTTGGATGCGTTTTAGAATTGCTACAGGCATTACAACAGCTCCGATT